GGCGAAAGCGCCTCCCACGCCTCCCACGGCCAAACCACCGAGACCGCCGAGCAGGCCTTCGGGACCGCCGAAGATACCGCCGCTGAGCGCCGCGCCAACGCCCTGGGCCAGCTGCATCCCTGTGAGGCGGCGTCCTCTACGTCGGTCAGCAATAGCAGCACGGCGATCAAAGTCAGCTAACTCTGTATCGAAAGCCTTTTTGCGTGCAGCGCCCTCTAAATCAAGGCCTTCTAGTAACTTATCTATCTGGAGCTGATTGAACTTAGCCTGTAGTTCTACACGCTCTAACCCGGCCCGCGTCTGTATGCGCGTCATATCCGCGTAGGCACGTTCTAACTCTGCAGTAGCCTGCTTAGCTGCTTCGGGAAAAGGCTGAGGGCCAATAGGTTGTGGGTAGGCTGAGGCATTTACGCGAATCCTGTTAGGATTACGCGCCCCTGCAGCAATCATTGCCCCCGTTGTCGGATCTCGGAAGCCTCCTACTCCAGGCGCTAAGGGGCCTTGTGAAGCGTAATAAGCCTGTATATCAGCTAGCTTTGCGCTTCTGCGTTCTGTCCCAGCTTCTGCATCACTAAGCCGCTTGAATGCCTCCGATGTTCCCATTACATCGGCACGCAACTGCCGCTGTATCTCTGCCATGCGAATGGCAGTATTGATGTAAGTGCTACTTCCGCGTACAGTATTTTCTAGGCGACGCTGTAATTCACCTAATTCAACGTTTAGAGCAGCGGTAGTGTCTGGAAGTTCTAGATTGGCTGCTCGCTGCTCTGCATACCGTTGATACTGTGTGCTGCTAAACATCTCAGCGGCAGCACGTACCTGTTGCCTAGCAGCAGGCCTAGAAGAAGCAGCTTCAACTAGGCTTATACGGGTCTGCATACGCAGGTACTCATCACTGGCAATAGTGAGAGTCCGCATCTGCGCCTGCAGTTTTGCAATTTGCGCGGTAGCGACGTTAAGGGAAGCGCCCGGAGCCTGTGTCAGGGCATTCGCTGCGGCACTTGCAACACTTTTGAACCTTCCAAGCGTTTCTGTAGCATTATCAATATCCTTAGTAAGCTGCGCAAAAGCGGAGGACCCCGGTCTAGTTTGCTGACGAAGACGCTCTAGATTTGTTATCTGACGCTCTAGGGCCTTGGCATTTTGAGCGCTGGCGTCTGCTGAACGAAGCAAAGCATTACGCTGGCGCTCAACCGCATCAGTAGAACCGCGTGATACCTCATTCAGCCGGTTTAGATCCGATGTCAGCTGCTTGTAAGCATTGCCGCATGTATCAACCTGTGTCCGAAGTGCTTGAAGGGCACTTGTAAGACCTTTATTTACAGCTTCAGTATTACCTGCTGTTTTAGCAAACTCAAATAAACTAGCGCGCGCAGTGTTAATGTCACGCTCAGACATGCTCGTGACTTTACTTAAGTCACGAAAAGAACTACGAATTTTGTCTAAGCCTTCAAATCCTTGAATGCCTAGCTTTACAATAATATCTTCAATTTGCTTAGCCATCCTACTTACCCTCCTCCTTGCTCAGGGCACCCAGGGCGGCAGTTTCCATGGTCTGCAGGCCCTCCAGCATCCCGAGGCGATCTTCTACTGAGTATAGGTCCATTAGACCGCCTGGCATCAGCAGCACCTCGTATTTCAAACCGAGGTAGCCCGCCATGGTGGTGTTCCACTGCGTCTGCATTCTAAGGAACATCATTACGATGTCCCAGTTCTCGTCCCAGACCTCGTATATGGCGGCAGAGTCCTGCTTGGGGTCCTGCGGGAGAACCAGACCGAAGACCTTGGCATCGTCGTCGGTCTTGTCCTCCTCGCGCTTGGTACTTCCGCTTACCCAGAACTCTGCCGCGCCCTTCAGTTTCCCTGCTTAGCGCCGTCGAAGGTCTCGGTGTACGCCTTTAGGACACCGCGCACCCAGTAGGGATCGTCGGCAAACTCGGTGAGAGAGTCGATGGAGAAGGGGAGATCGGCGCCGTCTTCGTCGGTGATGCCGTTCCAGTCGAGCACGACGGCTTTGAGCAGGGGCAGGTCCCCTTTTTCGCTCAGCTTGCCAAACTCCTTGCGCCCAAGGCGCTTGAAGGTGATGTCGAAAGTGCTGGAATCAAATGTGCCGCCGTCTGCAGGCTCCTCAATGGTTACAGGCCACTTGAAGGTTTTGACCTTCTTGCGCACAAAAGCCATAAGTTGGAAGGGGTGATAGGTGTATGTGTAGCTTACGTAGAAAAAGCCGCACTGCCAAGTGGAGCAGTACGGCTAAGGGGTGCTGCAATAAGCTGTGCGGCTTATTCGGCGGCGGGTTCTGGAGCAGGAGAGGGGGGAGTAGGTTCCGTGGGGGCTGCGGGTTCGGGGTCAGAGGAAGGGAGAGGAGCTGGGAGAGTGCGCTCCAGCAGAATCCATTTGCCTGTTTGCTCGTCGAGTAGGTAGCTGCCTCCCTCGGACGGGAGAGGATCCGGGGTGGGGGGTGTGTTGACCTTGGCCATAAGTGTGTGGAGTAAGGCGGAGGGTGGTGCAGCTCAGAGGCGCCGCAGCTTAGGTGAACGCGAGGCTTACCTCGTCATTACCGGCGGTGGTGGGAACGGCGAGGTAGGGGATGTTCAGCATCTGCACACCGTCTTGATCGCCGTAGGAGGGGTTGCTGATGTCGCACTGAGCGGCGGTGAAGGTGACACGGTTACCGGCGGTGGTGCCGTGCAGGAACGTCAGGTTGCCTGTGGTTTCAGTCTGGGCAATGTTGAAGTAGTCCTTGGTGGCCAGGGTGGGAGCTTCGATCATGACCGTGCCGGCAGGCTTACGGTCAGTGATCAGAACTTCCTTGGTACAGCCGACCAGTTCGCGGTAGACGGTGCTGTTAGCCACGTCGAATGTGACGGACTGGAGGCAGCCGGCGTAGGTGAAGAACTGGAAGCCGGAGGTGTTGCCTTGCTTGAACACCAAGGGGCTGGCTTGGTTGCTGTAGGTGACGGCAGGGGCGGCGGTGTCGGTGGGGGCGTTGTAAACACCGACCATCGTGAAGTCGATGGTGGGGATTTCGCCCACAGCAGCGTTCAGCGTGAAAGTGCCACGACAGCCGGTGGCTTTGTGCAGCACGCCATCATTGTTGAAGTAGATGGTGGCGCTTGAGAATGAAGCGCTGACGGGAGCGTAAGTAACGCTTGTCGAGGCGACGATGGTCTCGCTGAAACCGCACGCCTGCAGGATGCTGCCGAAGCGGGGAGCAGTGCCAGCAGTGCCAGATCCGGCAAGCTCCACCTGGAACGTGATGCTTACGCGGCTATTGGCGAGCAGTTGAGGGCTATTGCCGAGGTAAGGGCGGATCAGGTCGCGGCTAACGAGATCGGCTTCGATGGGGGTGATGTCAAGGTTACGCACCAGCAGCGCGTCGGTACCGGCCGGAGAGCTATCGGTTCCGTAGGTGCTCTCCTTTTTTACGAGAATTAGACGCTTGCGAGTAAGTGCCATGTGTGCCTAGGAGGTTTACCCTCCTGCCCGTGGTATGCAGACCTAAGCCTAAGTGGAGGGGGTTGTAAGGATTAAGGGGTGCGGGGAGGTTAGGTGCTTAGATCGGTGACGGATGTGCGGTAGAGAATGCGGAAATTGCAGAAGATTACGCCTACGGGTACGTCGGCAGATTCGAGAGTGAATTCGGTGGGACCTGGTTGTACGTCGATACAGAGGCCACCTAGGGTTAGATCGGCCATGAGCTTGCTGTGGAGCGACTCAATAATGGGATCTGCCGCTTGATCAGGAACATTATCACGTATAATAACAACGACACGCATGTTTAATACGTGGTCGAGTGTGGGTAATGATGTATTCTGCGTAGGAATATCGTTTATGGGCTCGACGATAAGAGCCGAGCTTTCGGCACGCGCCACAGGTTCTACGCGGCTGCGGTAGATGCGGGTACCTACGCCTGTAGTGCCAGTAAGAGCCGTGCGGACAGCTGAGAGGATGCGTTCACGTTTTGTCGTCATGCCCAAGGCCCAACGGAGGTATTGGCACCAGCTGCGCCGATGGGCCAGATGGCGAAGTAACTGCCAATTTTCGTGCTATAGGCTCCCCCAGGAGCAACGCTGCACGAATAACTGGGCGTTAAAGTCGTAGCCAAATTAGTCGAAAGCGTACCTTGTAGCGTTACAAGATGGAGCACACTTGACGCAGTAGTGGCCGCAGTAAAAGTCATTGCACCAACTGACGTAGCCCAAAAGTTGTTAGTAGTCGCACTAAAGCCAGACGTAGAAGGGTTTGTGTGGGTGCTTGAAAAGCCGTGATAAGCAATGTTGTTTAGTGCAGACGAAACCGCAAATGAAACGTCAACTGTATGCGATGTTGTGCCGCTGGTTTTGCGCAGAGTAAATGATAGTTCAAAAGCAAATACTGTACTAGCCGGCAGTGATAAAGCGGCTCCAAATAAAGACTGTGCGTTAAATGTATTGGCTCCTGCTACATCGCTATTTAACCGATAGAACATCATCGACGGCGACACTCCACGGCCTCTCGGCGTGGAGTAAATCACCTTGCCGTCGTATTCAACTGCTCCAGCTGCTGCTGTCGTCAAGTTGGTGCCTGACTGCAAGGTCAGCGGCGCGTTTGATGCCGTGCCAGCAGGCAGGACAATGGGTGTGAGAAAGTTACGGCTCATCAGCCAAGCACCACCACGCGGTAGGCGTTAGAGGCAGGAGCGGTGGCAAAGACCACGGCCACGGTGTTTACGCCAGTGCGTTGCACATCCACTTCCACGTCGTCGTACTGGCCGCTGTTGGGGAACACCCGCACGATCACGTCTCGTGTGTTCAGGTTGTGGGTCACGGTGTAGCTGGTGGCGCTGCCATCACCGACGTTGCTGGACACCTTGCGCAAGCGGCCGGACCAGTTGGCCAGCTTGGACGGTGTAACAATCCGCGCATCGTCGGTGCCGGCGTCGGTTTCTGCCTGAGTGGCAATTTCCGCAATACCGGCAGTTGTCTCGCTGGCGGCAGGGGCAGCTGTGCCAAATGTCTGCCAGCTGACAGCGCTGCTGCCCAGCGTGCCGTTCACCTGATCCTGGCGATAGGTGGTGGCGACGCTGGTGCCTTCCTCGATAGTGGTGACGGCCTGTTCCAGCTCGGCAAAAGTGCTCGCATCCAGCGAGCGGGTCATGGCAGAGCTGGCGCCGTTCCAGACGTAGATGCCGTTCTCGGTTGCGGTGGACTGCGCCCGCACCAGCACACGATCGCCGCTGGCCATCGTAATGCCATCAATCGTGGCGCCAGGGCTACTCAGGTTGAGGTTGGCTTGTGTGGCGACGCGGCAGCTGTCTTTCCAGGCCAGGCCCTCTACCAAGGAGTCCACGTAGCCTTTGGTCGCGGCATCGCCGGAGTCGCTGGGAGAGGCTAGGTTGACGGGCTTAGACGCCGAATTGAAGTCGAGGTCGGTAAAAACTTTCCGGGCCATGTCAGATCAGCCTTGCAAAGCCAGCGAGGGGTACTGAGAACACGATAACTGTTTGGTTTGTATTTGGATGCGACACGTCTGCTTCTACCTCCTGACTGCCGTTATCGAAAACTTCGACACTTGGAATATGCCCTAAGTTATGGTTTATAGTCCAAGTTAAAGCAGGGCTAGTCTGTGTAAATACATAAGCAGTACCCTCATCAGTACCATCTACCCATGTAGTGCCATTGTATTTAAGTACCTCCCCTGCACTTGGACTGTTTAGACTTACATCAGTAAGATCTGTTAGACCAAAAGTGCGTGGATTTTGCCCAGGCGCAGAGCTGCTGGGCGCCAGGCGTTGTAAAGATATTTCAACAAAAGCACCGTCTGCTATTTGACGGACTTCGCGCACTTGGTAGTTTACATTATCGACTCGGATAGCATCGCCGTAGAGCAGACCTCCAAAGTCTGCTGCCTTAGCCGTAAGAGCATAGTCGGTAGATATGACCATATCACCAGCAATTAGCTGGGTGGGCACGTCAAGAATACCTAAGGCTGTTATGTTACCTGCGGTGCAAGTTACACCAAAGTCGTACAAAAATAGCGATAGGTCTTCGGTGAAGGCCACTGCAGCGCTTAGAGGGAATGCCCCGGCTCAAGGTGAACCGGGGCGGTGGAGAAGATCAGCCGTACTTTTTGACACCCACGCCATTCACCGAGAAAGTGAAGGAGGGGCTAGAGCCGGAGATGGTGTAGGCTACCCGAACGTAGCGCTTGGCTTCGTCCTTAGAGATCGTGAGTTTCTGGTTGGAGGCAGACGTGGTTACACGAGTGAAGGCAGCTCCGGTCAGAGCGGTATACCCACTACCAAGAGAATCCGAGTGCTCGATCGTTACGTCCAGAGTAGGCGTATTACCCGAGCCAGCAGTGGAGTCGAGGATCAGAACGAGATCGCCGTCGTAGCTCTGCAGGTCAACGCCGGTAGCTGTACCAGTAGCAGTTTGAGCTGCAGTGGGATGCAGGTTGGCAACCTGCAGCTTATCAAGGGCCTGTTGGATAAGGGACATGATCAGTTCTCCTCAGAATCGGGGGTGGATTGGGGCTTACGGCCGCGCTTGGAAACCTCGCATACAGGCTGAGGAGCGGGCTCTGGTTCCGGCTCGGCGGGGGCAAGCTGAGCCTTGTTCATGCCAATCAAAAGATTGGCGTCGGCATCGCTGACCTCAAGGATGGAGCCAGCCTGGACTGGCTCCCCTGAGATCACGACCGAGCGAAGGATCTCGATCTTCATGTGGATCAGGTGCCGTAGCAGAAGGCGCCGGGCTGCTTGACGGCGAAATCAACGTCCTGGAGGGCGATGATGCGAACCGTACCAGCGGTGGAACCGGCGTAGGGATCCACGGTGAGATCGAGGCCGGACCACATACCCACGATGAACTGGCTGAAGTCACCGAACAGGGCGTCGTTGCTCTGCAGTTGGTTGCTCACGATCACGGGGTAGCCGTTGATCTGGTCGTCGGCGTAGACGAATTGAGCGGTTGAGGTGGCCGATTTCTCGGTGCTCTTCAGAGCGCCACGGGCAGCGGCGTTGATGATGTAGCGCAGAGCGCCAGCATCGGCATTCGCGGTTGCCACATCGGTCTCCATGCCGATGTACTCAGCGAAAGTACCGTAAGTGGTGATGGTCTGGGTACCAATGCCGGTAGTGTTCACCAGACCCAAAGGCTGGTTGGAAGAGCCGGTGCCGTAGATGGCAGCGCGGTCGAGTTCCAAAGCGATGACCTTGGCGAGGTCAGAGCGAATCATCGACTCCACGTCGATGCTGGACTGGAGCAGCAGACGGCGGCTGTAGTCCACGAAAGCGCCCACGGTCTTGGGCGTCATGTTCACCTGGTCGATGGCCTGCTGGCTCTCGGTGGGCGAACCGGACTCGCCTACCCAGTAAGCGGTGGCGGCAGAGGTTTGGCGGGGGATGCTGACGTTGCCCTGGAGGCCACTCAGCATGGTCACGCCGGCCTGCATCATCGCCATGCGATTGCGCAGCAGGTCGATGAAGCTACCGCTCAGCAGATCGGTGGAGACGAGGTTGCCGCCGGCGGTGGAGGCGCCCACCACGAGGTCGCGGCGCAGCACTTCATTCGGGATGACGATGCCGTTGGAGGAGCGCTCGTACTTGGCG